TACTCCGCTGCCTGGGGCAGTACGCAAGTTAGTGCTGGTCAATGCTTCAATTACATCGATGTTGTCAATGGTAGCACCATTGGCAAAAATTTCGTTTGGTTGGCTGCGTATTTCATACAGATCGCCAAAGTACTTTTGTTGGTCCAACGGTACCAATACTACTGAACTGATAATAGATCCCAGTTGGCTGTGCAGGTATGCTGCCAGCTCTGAGAAGTAGAAAGTATCCCCAAAGTTCCATTTGTCAATACTGAAATAGTTGTTCATTTCTGCCAACACTGAACTTTTTATTTCACTGGTGCTGGCAGTTGAATTTTGCGCACGTATGACTTTGATTGTGGCCCGTAGTTCTTGTGCAGCCTTGGGTCCAAACAAGGGTTTAAATACCACACTGTTGATCACAATGTTGTCACTGATCATTTTGTAATCTTCAAGACCTTGGTATTCTGTGCTAAGGTCATTGATAGTTGGAACATCGGGTTCTATCACTGTGCCTGTGGTATCACGCAACCAATTTTGATAGGCTGTGTAATATGCTTGAGTCACCACATACAAATCAATAATGTTAGTGGAACCAGGATCAATGCGATTGGTCAACGGGCTGTTGTGGCGATACTGGAAATACAAAGATTGACGGCCATTACGTGCAATCCAGCCACTCACTGAAACAATAGTACGCACACCTGTGGTACTGATTGACAATTGATAAAATGCATCTTCATTGTAAGCGTAAAATACTTGACCCGGAGTCCATTCAGTCTTGACCAGTTCAATTTCGTCCAATGTGCCATAATCGTAATTAACTATGCCTTGTTCAACCAGCAAGTAACGTTGCAGGTTGTCAAAGTCCACAGTTTGTTGCAAAAACACATACGGGCCCGATACAGATGTAGGTCCAACTATTTCGTCAAAGAAATCAGGATTATCAGGCACGCCATCATTGTCACTGTCACGATAACTCACCAACACCTGGAAATCATCAACATAACCATCGCTTTCCACAGGTTGTCCAATGATTGTTGTGTAGATGTCACCAGGCAAGGGTTCTGTTGAATTAGGCTGTGTGTTTACTGCCAGCACATTGATGAAGTCTTTGATAATTGTACCAGTACGGCTGTCATATACCAGTTGGTCTTCGTAGAAGAAGAAACGTGTTTGCAACACACTACCAAAATTGTAACTCAACCCACGGAATGTAATTGTGTAGTTTTGATTTTGTACAACAAATTGCACCATCCAGCTGGCATCTCTATTACCACCTGAGGTGTCGCCGGCATATTGTTGGCTCCAAGGTGCAGGATTGCTTTGCGAATATGCATCAAGATTTTGTTGTGTAATCAAATACCAGGTATACGGAGTACCAGTGATATCACCATTGCTGTCGTATCCCAATCCAAAATTACGATACAACAGTATTTGTTCGGCTATGGCTTGTTCCACTGATGTGGGCAAATCAGTCACAAACAACGGAACAATGGTGTCTACCAATGCGCCTGTAGGTACAAAGTTATTGATAGTAACTGGACCGGCGCCTGAGGATAGATTTCCAACGCCATTGTTGTAGCCGTCACCAATGATTTGTTGCGGGCTGGCCCAAATTTCCAATCGCTCGTCTGCACGCATGGGCGTGCCTTGAACCAATCGATTATTGCGATCAAAGTAATAACCCGTGGGTGGTACAAATCGAATCAAACTACCAACAATAGCATACTGAAACATTGTGGTAGTAGTGCTGCCAATAGGTATGGGCGTCCCTGCGGTATTGGCAAAGTACCCTGTGGTCTCATTGGCCAACGTAGTACTTTGACGCCATTGATAACCGGGCAACCAAGTTATTCCAGTTGGGGTAGTAGTGGATGTAATTCGCGGAAAATTAGCATAGTAAAACTGCTTAACTGTGGCGCCAACCAGTGCTGGTTGTACCTGGTTGGTGATTACGTCAGCAATTTCATTACGGTTGGCCCAAGAAAACAATATAGTAGGCAAAATATTTTGTTGCCACAGTCCACCATCACTTGAGAATGTATTGGTTGAACTGTACTTGCCTGTGTTGTCCACAAGATCAAGATAGCGGCTGGTGCCAATTGATGCACGATTCAGTGCCTTGCTCTTGATGATTGAATTGTATTGTGTGTATGGAAATAGGTTGTAGTCTTCACCATTGACCATGCGGTTCTGTGTGTAGTAACGTGCAGGAGCACGTTGTTTGATTTCAGCAATGGGTTCACGTGCTTGGCTGTTGCTCACAGGACGTGTGATGCCACAGGTAAATGTAATTGTTTGCAAGTTGCCGTTGCGGTCAGTGTATGAAATAGGCAACACAACGTTTTGCATTTCTTCTGGATTGATAATGTATTGCAAACCGTTTGAGGCACGTACATAGGCACGGAATATACCCACAGGAATTTCACTAAACACACCATCACCAAATACCATGGTAATCTGATCGTTGGCTCTGGAGTTTACACTGTAAATGGGTTGCAACACATTGTTGCGTTGTGCGGCAGCCGTGTAGACATTTTCCACGTACTGCCACTCACGATTGATATTTCCCACATTGTCTAGTTGGAACAACCAACGGTCTTCGTTGTTGACCCCTTCGATGTTGATGTCCACTGTGCGGTTGGCAATGCGTTCAGCCAAGTTAAAGTCTTGATTTTGTAATACACCTTGTTTGAACAAGAAAAAGTAGCCAGTGCTGGCGCTTTGAAATCCCAGCTGATCATTGCGATACAATATGTTGAAACTGGTGTTGGGCACAGGTGGCGGTTCATACACATAGTCTCTGCCCACTGAAGTAGAAGTTACTGCTTCAAAAGGCATATTAACACCATCTACAGTGGCAGTGTAAGGAATTACAGGCAAAAATCCTGGGACCAAGTTGATAGCATACTCTGCTGTGTTTACGCCCAGTATGGTTTGACGATTGCCAGGACGACCCACACGCTGGCTGTCTACTAGGCTGGCATTGATCACCGCAGTAAATTGTTCTTGCCAGTCTGGGTTTGTGGGATCAGCCCAGTTAATAGTGACATTGCTAAGATTAACACCGTTGTAGTCTACAACATTTTCAGTTGTGGTAACATTGAACACTTTGAGGTATCCTTCAGCAGCAGTGTTGCGTTTGGCTGTGTAACTTACAAGATTAGCCAGTCGAGTAACACTGTCACGACGTTCTGCTGTGTCAATATAATTTTCACGAGTGTTTAAGTCGGTGCGAAATGCAAGAGCCTGACCCATGAACGCCATGACGTCCAACAAGGCGATAAATTCACTGGATTCAATGTAGTCATTGAATGTTTCAGGATAGTACAAACGCAAATAGTCAATAAAACTTTTACGAAGAGTTTCAAAGTCATAACTTTGAAAATCAGCTTCGCGGTAAGTTTGGTAGATTTGTTTCCAATCTTCTACACCAAATATTGCTGTTTGTCTTGTGGTTGTTGCCATTTTTGTATCGTCCGTGCTTTATTTATTGATAATAAAAACGGCTCAGTTATACGTAACTGGCATTGCGTTGTTGTTCGTCGAAGAAAATGCTGAGAATTTCAGCGTTAGTGGTGTTTACAATGGCGATTTGCAATTGGATCAAGATACCATTGTCTTGTGGAAACACTTGTATGTCAGTCACTGAGATTCTAGGATCGCCGCCTGCCACACGTTGTACTTCGTCACGTATTTGTTGTTGCAGTTGTTCAACTTGATTTTCAAACACATATTCATACAGCACTGTGCCATATCCTGGACGACCTGGCAGTTCACCTTGACGAATGTTGAAGGCATTCAACAGGTCACGCTGAATCAAATCAAAGTCAGTAAGTGTGAATTTTTTGTTTTGATTGATAGTGTTGAAGCCGATGAATGTGGTCATACAGATATTTATCGACTAAAAATTATCTAATTCTACGCAAGTTAGGAACAAACAGTGTTCTAATGTCTGAGATTATTGCCAGTACTGTGGCTAACTCGGCATCTACTTCAGCGGTAATTTCATAGGTGAAACTTTGTTTGAGTAAATCTTGTTTCAAAATTTCAAGATCTTTGGCCACTTGGTCTAAATATTTTCGAATAGCATCGTATTGTGCGATCAATGCGTTTGCATTGGATGGTGTTGCTTCTTTGGATGCTAGGTCAGCAAGTTTGGTTTGTTGCTCTTTAGATAGTGTAATCAGCCGTTTGTATTCTGAAAACAACGGTGCAGGAGGCTGCGGAGGACCGTCATAGTTTATAGGCGGAATCTTGTCATTGCCAAACACTCTGCCTAGTGCAGCAGTCAGTGTTTCTCGATTGACTGTGTCAGTTGCTTCGCCCGGTGGCGCCTGTTGCAGCATGGCATCATTGAATTTTTCATCTGCTGATCCAACAGCAAATTGTGCGTTTTTCCACTGTTGGTCAAAGTCTGCTTGTTTGTCTGCTGGCAGTTGTCCTTTGATCCAGTCAGCACCAGCGGCACCAGACTTAGAAAAAATTGATGCCACACCCCCAAGATCTTTGGGTTTGAGACTGTTGATTGGCACTCCAAGTGATCCTGCAACAGACAATCCATTGCTCATTAAATTTTGCTGTGTTAAATTTTGTGCAGCAGGATTACTCAACAAACTGTCAAGATTGTTGATCCCGTCTTTGCCGGTCCATA